ACCAGCTACATGTCCTCCTGGTGTAAATCCATCACCAACCCAGACTCTCTTACGATCTGTAGTATAACCCATTTCACCCTGTTCAAGGGTAACAGTCTGACGCTGCACATCAGTACCTCTTCTTAATTTTAGTTTTACGATTTCAACGTCTGGCATTTTTTTAAATTGTTAAGATGTTCTTTGCCATACATACAATCCGAATGATGGTGGCATATTATTATGTGGAGTTCCGCTTCCAGTAGAAGCTGAAGTAAATGTATTGACTGTGGCTTGTCGACCAACAGCATCACGTTGCTGGTTATTAGAAACACCCTGTCCCATAGCATCACCATCAATACCAGCATTATTACTGAGTTGGTCTAGACCGTGACTATGGGAAGCTAACTCGGCTGTAGTAAGTGGGTGATTATATTTACCAGTAGTGTCATTACCAGCTGGAATTGTTTTAGCTTCAGTACCGTCATTACCAGCCCCTTCTCCAGCTATAAACCGACCTGTAGCAATTTGTATCCAAGTAGTACCTGTAAATCTCGATCCTGGATTAGTATTATCTTGCGAAAATGTAACAGACCCAACAGGGTATATTGCTTCAGCTATAGCAGTTTTAAAAGCATCACCAAGTGGACCGTCTACATCAATACCTTTACCTGCTTGACCTACCTTAAGAGCACTTTTATTACCAAACCCATCGTATACATCTTCTTGTCCAGTAGCTGGTAACGCTGCACCTTTCGCATGCAGTACACCAACGTAAGTATTGCTGATGTTAGTATTAGTTAAGGAAGTACTTGCCATATGTATATTTATGTCAATGGCAGTATTAAGCAATCAAATATTTGTTAAAGCATCTTTATTAAATACAGGTTGTACATCAGCTTCAACATTTACTTGCACTGTATTCATTATCTTTTGCTGTAAATTAAAAATTAACTCAAAACACCTATTTAATGTACCTGTTAAATTTTCCTCGTTCCCATGCACATATAGATTTTCTATCTCTTGATTAAGTAATTGCTTAAAGTCAATCTCATAGTTATAATCGTCTAACTCGAGAATATCATTAACAAATTTACCAGTAAATCTACCAATAATGTTGTTTTTAATAGCAATTGTATCATTGATAACTTTAAACAGCTCAGTATTAACAACAGAATTCTGTATAAAGCTATCTGTATTCAAAGAAAATGCTGCACTACCATAATTATTGTAGTTAACATCCTTTATTACTCGTTGATATGCATTTTGAGTAGGTTCATCAAAGAAAAATAGTCTACCAGTAGTTAGCATAATAGCACGATCAGAAGAACTCACACCAGGAAAAATAGAGAATGATGTAATTTTGTCATCCAATAGACCGTCAACAGCAGCTGTTGTTGGAATACTAGAAGGAGCAGCATCAGTCGCTTGATTTACATTTTCAACTTCAATTTCAATACCTAAATTCCATATGAAATCAGCATTAGAATAATCTATATTAATAAAATTCCATCTATTATTAATAGTATTAACTTCTACTTCTTTATTTTCAAGAACTTCTTCTAGAGCTATTTCTTCTGTTGTTTCAGTAAAATCGAGTAAATATAAACGCTGTGTTCTAAACTTACCAATTATTTCAACTGGACGCGTTTTAAATTTTTTGTAAACTGTCTTATCTGTACCAAAATACCAATAATTACTATCCGTACCAGAGAAAGTTAATGAATTAATAGTTTCATTTAATCCTAATGTATCATTTAAAGTAAACTTCTCACTAAAGCGGTAATTATCACCACTAAATCTATATAAGAATGGGGTTCTGACAGTAATTTTATTTGTAGTAATATCTCTATAAGTTATAACATAAAGCGAATTAAAGTTAGGATCATATCCCATTGCTCCAAACGTCTCTTTGCTTAGCTCAACAGAAGTAATTCGTGTTATAAAGTTAAAATCACCATCAAAAATTTTAATATTTCTGTTACCAGAATCAAAAACCGCTAATTCAGAATTGTTAGCTGCTAAGAAAGTAGGTTTATTAAATTTAGTTTGTCGTGTTGCACCACCGAAACCACCAACTAATTCTATATAGTTTCTTCGAAATCTTAAAGAGCTATCATTATTACTATATCCAGCAATATCATATTTTAAAACTACATTATTTCCAGTATCTGATATATATAGGAAATCTTTTGTTGAGGTGATACCTCCTAATTCGTTAAAAGATAGATCATTATTTTGACTCTCATACCCTGTAGTATCTTCAACTACAGTTAGTGCGGTATTATTCCCAGTTAAGCATAATAAATTAGTTTTAGTTATTGCAAATAGTGAAAACTCACCACTTAACGGCTCAATATTAGTTTGCGCAGTTGCAGCAACCACATTACCAAATGCACTTAAGTAATTATTGTTTTCAAACCTACTATTAGCAGAAAAAGCTGGAGTTGAACTATCCGATATACCTATTTCAAACTCGGTTGCAGATACTGATGATACTGATGCGTAGCGTAGGCTAGTAGCAAAAGGTAGCTTATTTGATGGTATAAACAATTTAGAATATACGTATGTATTATTCTCTCTTAACTTATCTAACTTAAATTTAAATAACTCATAATTAAAATTATCATTTAAAGCAAATAAACACTCATTTTGGGTATTGGGTAACTCTAAGTCGAAATCTGCAACTACCCTATCCCTAAAATAACTTGTATAAAACTGATCTGTTCTATAAGTACCTTTAGGTGTAAGTGTTTTACCAGTACTCACTTCCTTTGCTAGACCATCAACGGTTTCAGCAAAACCATAGAAATCACTACCAGTTAATGTAAACATATCACCGGAGGTGTAAATCTTTTTGTAGCTATAATAATTAGGAATTGCCATGATCAATGAATGTTATGTTATTAATTTTAGTACCTACTGGTAAAAACTGCTTAGCTTCTGCTAATATACTAGTTTTAATTTGATCTCTCACAATAGAGTTTGTAAGATTAAGATCTCTTACAACTATATCAATTAAGTTAGAAGAATTATTTCTATTAAACTTAAAGAATTGCTGTATCTCAGTTTTTGATGTTCGTTGACCACCTGGTAAAGATAATGTAATATCATCAATATCTTTAGTTGAAAGGTAAATTGCAAATATCTCTTCTGTGCTAATAGCTCTATCGTAAATAAATGGATTACGTACAATCAGATCTTTAGAGTAATAATATTTAGGTTGCCTCAAGTATGTAGCAAGATCAAGATTACTCTGGAAACCAGTTGATCCTATAAAGAACTGATCAGAGAAAATATCTTGAATTAAATACTTTCCTGGTTGAAAGGTTTGATTTTCATATAGATCTCCGTTTATATATAAAGAAGAATTACCTTGTAGACTATCAAGCCTATACGTGAAGTTATAAAATCCTGGCTCAAAAGAGCTTGGTTGGAAAGATATGGTCTGATTTAGGACATCCTCGGTATCCAGATAATTTCTTAAACTCAATTTAAAATCTATAGATGTATTATTATAAATCCGATTAATAGCATTATAATTAGTAAGATTATTTTGACTTGTATTATCACATAGATAAACACCTGATAGAGCTGTAGCTGTTAATGTAGGAAACAACCCTTTTGCTAAATACATGTTTTTATCACTTCCTTCAGCAAGAATTACTGGGTATTGATATTGAATACCTTCAATATATTCATTAACCCAATCAATAGATGTGAATGCACCACCAGATAATGAAAACGTAGTATCATTAAAAGGTATTGGTATATTAATATCACCTATACTACCAGATAGCAAAAATACAGCGCTAGTGTTATGTATAAAATATTTATCTGTAGTTAGAGTTACAATAGTATCATTTAAAATATTAAAGTCAACGATTTGGTCATTTGACTTAAGAAACGACTGCGGTCCAAAATCTATATTATGCTTAACTATAAAATTACTTACTTTGTAAAAGAATGTATTATTGTTTTCCCATTTAGTTTTTGAACCTGGCAACTTATAAACTGTATCATTGTAATCTACTACATTATCATACAAACACATCTCATCCTTATAGACATCAAACTCTGTAGAAGAAAGAGCAGATACAGACATAGTGTTAATATTCATCCGAGTAGTCTTTTGATCAGAAGATATAAAGTCAATATGATCATGCTCCATATGTGTACCATAGTAATCTAAAATACCTGAACCACATTCAAGCTTAATCTTATTACCTTGAGTATTTACTTTATAATATATATTACCAGCAGTTGCAACAATATAATCATCTAATGCACTTCTCTTGAAAACATGTTTAATTTTTGTTTTAAATTCTACTTTGTTAAGTAATACAAAATCCGTATTGTATATATACAAAGTATAATCTCCAACAACATGTATAAATGGCGTTACTGTCTGATCTTGAAAAATACCAAATCCTCTGTTAGTATTATTACCAATTAATTCAAAACCATAATTAACCGTAGGATCTAGATACATATCGAAGTTCAAGGTAAATGATTTAGAGTCATTAATTGCATCTTGAACATTAAAACTGGTATAGTTACTACCATTAAAAGTTAATTCCTTACCGGTGTAATCTACACAAATATTTTCTGATTCACCTCTTACAATTTTAGATGTGATATAGCTATCATACGATGATATTAAAGGAGCAGACGAATCGATAATTTCTGTAATATCCGCGCCACCGATACGTTGATATTTAATATCGATATTAGGTTCAATAGCCGCATCACTCTTTTTATCGAAAAACTTTTCTCTCGCTAGAACAGCATCTGCAACAGATAAATCAACACCATCAACACTATCATTTAACGCGGGTGCATATCGAGCTGAACTTGAAAGAGCTGCTGTTTTTGTAATTTTATCAGGGTAGTAGTATCTATCAACCCAGATACCAGTTTCTTCTAATGAACTACCAGATAACCAAGTACATAAATACCTACCATTATCATATTGAGTAGAATTTTGCCGTTTAATAAAAATCTTATCTGAAAGCTGTGGCGTCGGTCCAGCAAAAGCGCCATTATTTACAAATGTAGAATCATTTATATTTAATTTAGTATAAGGGTAAGTTGAAGATGGTGCTTGGAAGTAAGTATCCGTACCATTAGTAATAAATACATCTTTATTGTAAAAGGTGTAATTTAGTATAGGATTTGTTAATCCTCCTTCCTGATCATTACCTAGATAGAGGTTGTTATAATCTCGATTTTCATAGCCAGGTAATCCATAAGGAGTATCAATTAAATTACTACCACGCTTAATAAAGTTAAATTCAGATCTACTAGTGTCGAGAGCAAAGTAGTTAATAGGCATCTTATCACTAGATATTGTATTATAGTTAGTGATAAACATATACTGACCATTATCATCAAATGAACTCCGTTGTGTATTAAGAGTTAAATTAGATGCATTTTTTGAGCTATATGAAATAAAGCTATTATTAAGAAACTGCTTGTTAGTATCGAGGTTATAATCAATATTAATTAAATTATTAAAATCTCTATTTAAACCAGAAGGTTGTAGAGGGGCCATAATAGGTACTATACCGGTAGGTATAGAGCTTAACGTAAAGATGGTAAGGGTTGTACCAATAGTTTTAAATAACTGTAAGTAACCATCATCGTCTAAATTATATCGGAAAACATCATTTCGCTCTTGCGTTATTTCCTTGTAGTTATCAGTATTTTGATAGAAAACAAACTCTCCACCTGATAGGGACACACCTGAATAATTAAGGTAAAAATCAAATATACCGTTATTATGTTTAATTCTTAATAAATTATTATTAAGTGCTTCTATTTCGAAAAAGTAATTATTACTAAATGAATTTGCTGCATTTAAAGGACGTACGCCAAGAGGCTTTTGTTGGTTGGTCGCGACCTCACCATCAGAGTTAAAAATATATAGATATTGGTCTAGTTCTCCTAAAGCTCGTTGAAATCCTAATTTAGTAACAAATGATGTACTCTCATCTCCAGCTATACTAGATAATTGCAAAAAATCAGAAAGCTTACTTTTGTTAGTAATATGAAAGGATGTATAGTTATTAATTTTACTATCTTTCGCACCTGATAGCGCGGTAATATTATTTACCTGAAATCCTTGCTCTAAAACACTATCATACTGATCTAGTGTGACAAATCTATCGTCATATTCCCCTGTTGGGAAAGAGATTGAACTAACAGATTTTGTATATGAAGAACTCATTATACTTATTTAATCTGGAAGCTAGTTGTTGCAATCAATCTTTATCGAAGAATGTAGTATAGGTTCTCCTATTAAATCTAGATTGTAGGTTAGCAATAGTATTTGATGCAGATGTGCCGATCATTTGAGTATTAAGGATACCAAGTTTTTCAATACTATCATAGTATGATTCTTTCAATAACCTAATTGGTTGAAAGATATTAGCAAAAAAGCCATCATTGAAATATATAAGAAATTGAACACTCAGACTTGTTACTTGCGTGCTTAGAGTAGGGGTATATGTATGCTCATATTCTTCTAGAACACTACCACCAATTTTACCATATAGTACTTCGTTTAAAATAGATTGCTCTCTATAATCATAAACAACATCTCTTTGATAGTACTCGATATTACTATTATCACCCCAGTTAATATCTAATGTAAGAGCTTTGCTCTTAGATTCATCAATACCTGTAAGTACAAACATTATAGACGGCGCGCCTTTAAAAGTAACTTCTTCTAAAGTTGCAGATATAGATGACTGAAGCGCTGTCCCACTTAAAGCAGGTAATTTAATAAAAATATTTGACATTAGATTGTAACAGTAAAGTTGTTAGTATTGCGTGTGAATGCTCCGGAGTTAGCTGATATAGAGCCAAACATCGAACTTAATCCAAATGTGGTTGATCTTAATATATCATCATTATCTTCATATTTGTAAATACTCTGTAATGTTAGATCATTATCAACCTGCTTAAACGATACATCGATAAAATGTGACATATCATTAAGATCATTTACAATATAAGTTAACTTAAATATATCATTTTTCTTATTATATGCTATTTTCGGTGTATGAACTTCTTCAATTGTATAGTTTCTCAAGGCACTTAAACCTAAGCTCAAAGCTGCGGTATTAACGTTAAATACACTTAAAGTAGTAGATGCTGTATCGGCAGGATAAACTCTATTTACCTTGTTATCTAGTATAGAGTATTCATAAATCTCCGGGTAAACTGTAAGATTGTTTTTAGGTGAAGCTTCACAGCTATTAACTCCAATAGTTTGAAATCTAGCAAAGTATACCTTACCAGTACTCTCTACGTAGAACCTATTTGAGAACGTTTCTGCACCTACAGAGCTACTTACACTATATAATGTGTTAACTGTACTCGGCTTATTAAATTTAGAATCTTTATACTCAATCTTATCTATTAAAAGATTAGATTTAGTTTCTAAGAAAATAGTATTTTGTATAATATCAAAATCTAGTAAAGATAGATTTATATCTGTTTGAACACTTGTTGAATACTTTTGAAGTATGTTTGAAAGTGCAGTAGAGAGTGGTTGAGAATCAGAATAAGAACCATTCTTTACATATAATCTACCATCCAAAGCTTTACGCTCTTCAGTCGTAAGAGTTAGATCTTGAGAAGATAATGTTGATAATACAGTAGCACCACGAGGATCAGGGTTATCTAGATATCGATAATTATCTGAATAAATAAAATCATTAGGTAGATTTACCTCATCTGTAAAGAATCCCCCATCGTAATTAGTATAAGGGTCACCCGCTGATAGGTAATATCGGATATCTTGCGTAAAGTCAATTTCAACATCTCCTGTAGCAAGAAGAAAATCTGCTTCAGTTGTAATATCAGATAGCGGAGTCTGATCAGTAGTTAAGACAACCTCTTCAGGAAAGGTACCTTCTGCAAGAACTGTGTAATAGTAATTTAGTGGTGAAGGAAAATCTGGACCTATTCCAGATATTGGATTAGGTAACTCACTACCATCAAAAAAGGTAAATGCCCCACCATCACGCCAGAACGGCTTGAGATTTCTAGTCTTCTTAATAAGATTTTGATAAGGTGAAAATTCTCTAAAATATAACGTTAAAAAGGTGTTTAACCCCTGGTATCCGTTTGTATTAGCTGTTAATCCAGACCTAATAGTATCACCATTTACACTAGCCGTACTATAGTTAAAATTATAACCTTCATTTATATCCCAAAAAGTATGACCATCTAATAATAAGTTTTTAATATAGTCTTGATCTGTAATTCTTGGTTGTAGTGGTGTATACTTAAGTAAAGCATATTCATTACCAAAAATATCTGTTTGATATTTATCAATAACTCCTTGATCAAACAGATCTGTAAAGTTTAGCTTATAACTAATATCATTTAACTCTTTTAATTGAGTGCTATTACGTTCTTTTGTAGTATATGGCTCAAAAGTAGTAACTTTATTTGTAATTTTTGGATCACCAGAAGCTATACCACTAGAAACGTTTCTTACATTATCACGGTAATCAAACTTATAGTATACCGGGTAACTACTAACCGGGTTAACTGATACATTACCATACTTATTTGGATCTGGAAAAATAACAAATTCGTTACTTAAAGCGGAAAGATTAATTGAATACGTGTAAGTTTCAGCTTGTAACTTAAATAAACCTATATTATCTGGTTTAAAGTTTAACCCTATATCTCTCAATAATCTAACGTCATTTGACTCAACTTGTGCTGCATCTGCACCTAGTAAGTTTAATGCATTTGAAGTTGGATTATCAGCAGCAATTAATAATCCAGATGTAGGTGGGGTAGTGGTAGTATCTATATAGTAGATATCTGTACCTAAATACTTCTTAATTAATGACCGCTTAAGACTATATACTTCTGCTAAACTAAGACCACCAGTTTTATATGCATTAGTTGCTTGAACAAGCTCATTATCTGGATTACATATAGCATCAAACTCCTCTGGTGTAACAGCCGGTGGATTAATTTTAAAGGTTCTAATAGCACCGATAAAGTTTTTTTGACCAGTAATAGCTTCGATTGCTAAAGGATCTAAATAATATTTTGTATCTATATTATTAATATTATTGGCTTCACCACCGGATGGTAAATCAAAATAATCACCATATACGTCAACAAATTCTTCTATCTCTATACCCAGTCCACTTACTGAAGCAGCAATAGTAGCAGTTTCTACTTCTTTTGAATCCTCCGCTGTAAATATAAAATTATAAATATTATCGAAAATTGCTTTTTCAACACCTGTAGTGCTTCCTTTAAGCTTATTTCTATCAATAACATACTTACCTTCATCTCTCTTCTTCTTGTAAAAGAGTGCAATATCTTTTAACCTGTTGGCAAAAAATGGTATAGCAATATCAAGATCGGAGGAATTATTGAAGTCTATATTTTCAAGAAATCTTTTCTCACTCTCTGTTGTATAGCTAATAACAATCTCTTTAATAAATTGTTGATAGTAATCTTTAAATTGTGTTTTTTGCTCTTGAGCAGATATATCTTGAAGCGAGTACCAGTTTTGAAGATAGGAGCTATAAAAAGAGCTATATTCTTCTGGTGAATAATCTGCTTGAGTATAATTTATAAAGTCTAGAAAGGAGAACGGGGCAACATTATCTCTATAATCATCATTCTCAATCTTTGAGTTTGTGATAGAGTAGTTAACTACAACTGTTCTGAGTGATTGGTTAGACATCGATATAATTATTTAGGTATCAAAAAGGTTCAAGCCTTCGTAAAGTGAGTTAGCAAAGATATTAGACATAATACCGTTATCTTTTGACCAATCGTTGTAAGATGTGATACCATAAGTTAACGTATTATTAGGATCATCGAAATTAATAATAGAATCAGTAATGTCACCAACAGAACTTGCTTGATAATAGAATGAATAGATATCTGTAATTTCTCTATTACCACCGGATAATAATGGCCAACCCCAGGTTTCATTATAATCACTAAGATTATAAAATTGAGTTGATGACATTATATCCTCTGTTAATAGACCGGATAATGCTTCTGTAAGTACTGAGCAATTAGATGCACGTTCTAACGTTATAGGCTCACCTTCGGATATACGTTCAGATGAAGTAGCTGTTAATACTCCTGTAACTGTACGATATACTATTCCATCTGGTATAGTTATGGTTGGAGCAATTCTCGCACTTAATGGTAGAGATGTATTCAGCGTTATATACTTACCACTATATAGTTCATTTGCTACTATAGGATCCCCTGGAACTATAATACTGTTAGGTGTAAGTTTCTCACCTAAGTTATAACCATAAAAATTATTAGATCTATATCCATAAGATTGATACTGAGTTCTATCTCTATTTCGTTTACCGAAAAGCTTTGACTTACTAATAGAGAGTAAATCCATTAATCTTGCTAGCTTAGGAGGTAGAGAGTATTTATTAAGTTTAGGTAAATCGAGCATTTGAAGTAACCCATCAAGTTGATTGATGTTACTCTCATCTATAACTGTATTATTCTTTAAAAAGTTTTGGATCTTTTCATACGTAGCCTTACCTATTGAATCTTGAGTAGAGCTTAAGTCGCCGAAAACTGTTCCTAAAAAGTCTTTCATTAAGACTCTAGCATCAGTAAATAGAGGTTGGATAGCAATTTCTTTAAATGCATCTTCAAAGTCTATATTTTCGTTCTGTTTTGCTATGGTATAGTAGCTACTAGGATTAATAGTAAATGTATTACTTGCTCCGTTTAAGAAAACGCCATTATAGTTACCTTGTGCTCCGGACAAGTATACATTATTAAGAGGTACAGTATTGTTAGATACAAAATAACCTTTGTAAAATCCACCATTAGATAAAGATGAGAGAGTTCCAAAATCCGACGTAAACTCCGCATCATAAATTGTTGTACCATCAGTTAACTTAAAATTAATAGCACTAATACTACCTTGAGTAGCACTTAACACTGGTGCAGATCGGTTACTAAAATTATCCTGATCTTTTACTTTGGCAACAAACGCTATTTTAGTTCCCGCAAACTTCTCTGAGCTTATATTAAATACACTAAAGTTATCAGCTCCTTCTCCATCAATACCATTTGATGAAAAGTCTAAACTATTATATTGTGCATTCGAGGTAATAGTTGCTTTCATACCATAGTTGGTAGTATTTGCATATTCGAATATATCACCTTGTTGAAAACCAAATATTAAATTATAATTATCAACAAAATCACTCTTAAAGTATACATCTGATGTACCAGAAACTCCAGCAAAAAATCCATCTATATCTGATTCATCAGTATATACAATCTCATTACTACTTAACTTAACGTATAAAGGGGTATCTATAGTTTCAATTGCATTAACGTTAAGAGTTTCAACTATACCGTTAGAAGTAAGTATTTGAACGAAAGAATAACTAGGATATAAATGCCCGTACGCTAATTTATCGTAACCATTTTTAAAGAAATCGTACTCGCTGCTAGATAAAGTTGCACCTGATGCGTATGGAACGATCGTTGATAATCCGGTATTTAAGGTTCTATAAGAATTATAACGTTTTACGTTTATTGGATTAACTACTTTACCAGCTTTATGATTTATATCTGCTGAACTAGTTACTACTAACTCATCTTGAACAAAGTCTTTAATGTTAACATCAGCATGGAAAGTATCTAGATAACCATTACCTGCATCATCATAAAGAAAACAATTTACTCTATATGAACCTGGTTTATCAAATGCATGAGTAGCAGATACAGCTTCTGCAGTTGTACCATCTCCAAAATCCCATACTATGCGCTTATTAGATACAAAATCTTGAATAGTGGGATCTAAGTTAGGTATAAAGGAAAGTGGTGCAAAGGGTAACGCGAACCCTTCATATGTTTCCTCACCGCTAATGTTCTTCACATAGAAGAAATTATACAAAAGATCAAATTCACCGGATTGATCGAGTTGTAGAGAACTGAGCGACATATAACATATTTAATCACTCAACTTACGTTTACAACCGTCTTATTGCTATCTTATTAGTAATATTAGCAATATCATAAAAATATGCATACTCAAAATCTGCTAATTGGTAGTTAAGAGATTGAATAGCTCTATCACTATCTTTATAATCTGGATTCCAAACAACAAAGCTTAAATTAGGAATCTCTGCATCACCATTAACTGTGTGTAGTTCTGTTACTCCTTGAATATTAAGTATATCATTAGTCATAGAAGCTACATTAATAATATCCCCAAGTTGTAGTTTACTAAAGTAATTATTAAGTATAGTTGAAACAGCACTTTTTATGGCTCCGTTATTAGAAGCTTGATTCTTATCAACAGTAACACGTATTAAACTAGCTTGTACGATTTCATCAACACTATCACTGTCACCAAAGCTAGCTATCTCTGTATTAGAAACACCAAACGCAAATGCTTTAAATAAAGCATCAGTCACAACAACATTATGTGTTATGTCCTTTTTATTGTTGCAAAAATCAGCAATAATTTGTTTTTGAGCAGCATTAAGATATTTTGGTGATAAACTATTTAATGTAGGATCTCCACTAGGCACTGTATAGATATAAACATTGTTAAAGCTAGTAGAAGTAGAAAACTGAACTTGAGAGAATAGCATACGCGCATCATCATTACCTTGACCGAGACCTTGTTCAGTGTAATATCCTAATACTCTAGATGTAAACTCATCATTAGATAGAACCTTAACATCTTTAGTTATATTATTAAAATTCCTATTAACTTGATATTCGTAATCTTCTTTAGTAACAAGCCTGTTTTGCGAAGCGAATACTTTAGGTGCGTTAGTTTTAATATCATCTGTAGTCTCTGCCTTCTTTGGTGGTAAAGTACTATTATTATTATTTACTGTTACATTAGCAACTTCTGTTGAAGTAATTAAATTTTGATCTTCGCTATATAGTACACTCTTAATGGCTTCAAAATTAGTTGAACCGTATAGGTTAAAAGCGGCGTTAGCCAGAGTATTAGGACCTGTTATACCGGCTTCGTTATCAGAGATTACATAGAATATGAGTATAGTATCATCACTTTCTAGCTGCTTACCATTTAAATTATTACCAAATTTAAACTCATAATTACCAGATGAATTCAAACGCTTTTCATAACTCTTACTTTCAGCAGATTCAAGAAACAAAGAAGCGCATTCATACCACTCAGACCAAACACCAGTTACAGCGTTCTTAACAAATATATTAAATGCATTATCTGAAATAAACGTAGCACTATCTAAATTTGTTACACTTTTTACTAGCTGTGGGGATGTAAAGCTATCAACAAGAGTTATATTCTCATATGGTTCACCAGTTGCTGTAAAGATAGTTTCATTAACTGCTCCTTGGTAGAGGGTGTTGTTTGACGGTGCTACTGCTTCGAGTGTAGTATTTGTTGTCTTTTGGAAAGTTGTATCTTCTATTGTAACAAAAGAAATACCTCCAGCTACTACGGAGCTAAACCTTGGTATAGTATATACATCTGTAGGTATATTAGCAGCAGATAAATTAAAATTAAGTAGAGCTGTTTGATCGCCAAGAGGTTTGTATCCAATATTAGATACAAGCTTGTTCATATTCTCATAAATAGTAGCAGTATTAAACGTAGACTCGTTGGATGTAGTATTAAGCTGGAAAAGCAATACATGATACATATAAGCTACTACATCGATGAATGCACTAAAGTTAGAACCTTCGAAGTTCTGATCTGTAAACGTTTCATTCTCATTTAACCTCTCAATAATTAGACTCTTAAGAGTATCTGCATCAAAGGTGAGATATGCGTTTTTAGGAAGTTTGTAATCTGTAAAGTCTTGTAAGCTCATATTATACTACGTTATTATTTAATCTACACCGCTACATACCCATCTCGGTTAAGAGTAGCATTTAGAGTTAAATTATAGATATCTAGGTTAGGAATACTAAAAGTAATGTCGATAATATACTCACCTTGATCAGGATTCTCAGTAATTGTTAATTTATTAAGAGTTACACGAGGTTCTTGAATACCTAGGTTATTATAAATGTAGTAGCCTAAAAAGTAAGATGTTGTCGAGTTAATAGGCTCAAAAAGATAACTTCTAAAATCAAGACCTAACAATGGGTTAAGTAACTTTTGACCTGGAGTTGTTGTAAGAATATTCTTAATAGAATTAATAACAGCTTGACCATCCTGAATTTCATCTAAATCTTTAAGCTCACTCGTACCATAGAGCTCTGATTTAGTAAATCGACTAGTCTTGAGATCGAACTTTATATCTTTATATAGATACCCACTCTCAAGTGATTTCTTTTCACTAGCTGGGATCTGTAAATTATCTAACCTTACTGCCATAAAATGTGTATAAATATTTATATGAGTGACTAAATAATAGTATGGCTAAATCGAACAAATTCACAACTCTTTTAGAGTCTTACATGAAACGCTACGAGCGTGGGGGTTTTCTCGTAGGAGATGTATTCAAGTTTAATGATAACTTTAAAAGCGATGATGCATATAAAGATCTTGCTGATAATGTCAAAGGGAATATTGACTCGATGATTGATTCAGGACTTCATATTCGTGTTATTAATATTAAAGACACTTCACCTGCAAGGTATCCTGCATCTGATCAAACATCCTCACTCGATGTTGTACTTGATATTGCACTTGATACAGGTGGCGGTCGTTACACAGATCAATGCTCTATTCCTTGTTGTCTTGGTAGTTGTGAGCAATATGCTCCTAATTTACTTCCTATTCCAGATGGGCAGCGCCGTAAGAGTAAAGTCACTATTAAGCCTGAAGAGGTTGATGAGAGTGAAGAGAATCCAGCTAACTATACTGATAGGGGAGATGGTAAGCTTACTCTCACAGGATTATCTCTTAAGAAAGAAAGCTACACTCAACAGTATCTTTAATGCCTAAAGACGGTG